ATTTGTGGTCGTATCATTTCCTTTACAATGTATCCAGAAAGAGATATACTGTCTTATGATGTGGACAATAACACAAAGCCATCTGTTATAGACACAATCACAATCGATTGTTCTGAAGACGGAGAATCAAACATTTGTACTATAAATGTATGTGATATACGTTTTATAGAAATGTGTGCTGGATTTGAAGATATTTCGCAAACAAAACCAATACACAAATAAAAATATTTATATAAATGGAGGAAACGATTATGTTTGAAAAAATGAGAAAAGCTGTTTACGACTATGTCGTAGCACACCTTGATGTAACAGACAATGTTAAGTTTACGCTTGATGATGTGTATCTTATTTGGACTTGCAAGACACTTCAGAATTGGAAGTCTATTATCAGCACAAATCTTCCTGATGGAATGATTTATGAATGTACATATAATGGAGATAAGGATGAGTTATATCTCGATGCTTATAAGAAGTTTGAGAACAAGTGCATCAAAGATTTTTCTAAGGAGGATTAAAATATGAAGGTATTATTTTCTAATTTATCATTTGGTCGTGTTCTTGATTCTGTTCAAGATAATCCAGATACTCGTGGAATGAGACTTCCATCATGGAAAGAAGATGTTATTATAAAATGTCAAATGCCAGATGAAAATTCAAAAATGACAGCTCCCTATCTTTACGTTGAATCAAGATTTGGTCGTGTTCCTTGGAAAGAAACAATGATTGAAATGTTCTCTAAGGAATGGCAGCTTGTTGATATTAGTAAAAATGATGAAACAAAAACTGAATGTAAAGTTCAGAATAACGATAATTTGTTGGAAATGCTTGTTAACGCTGCAGCAGATGCCACAGGTGTTCCTAGAGAATTTTTAAAGGGTTCTTTTAATTCAGATAAAAATAAAGTCGCAATTGAAAAGGTTGATAAGATTCACAAGATTCGTGAACAGGACAATATTCTCAATAAAAAAACTCTAAAAGAAAAGAATAATGAAATTCATAAAGAACGTGATAAAAATGTTAAATCTGACAATCTACTTTCAATAACTCTTGAAGATGTTAAAGAAGCTACTCAATTATACGAACACATTAATGGTAATTGTGGTGGTAGTCAGGAATGCAAAAAAAGATGTCTTCATGAGTGTGACAAGCTTAAATTTAAAAAGATGAATGATGAAAAGGTTAGAGATGATAGCATTGATAGTCTTACTAATCTTATCATGTATCTTCATTGGTTAGGATATGATTTCTTTTAATAAATGAAATATTGAGAGATGGTTTTAAAACCATCTCTCATTTTTTATATATCTTCTGAATAAAAATTATCTATAGCTCCAAGCATATCAAATCCGTTATCATCAAAATCCAATTGCTCTCTAGGTACATTAAATTGTCTAGCATAAGCATCTCTACCGATTTTTGTAGATAAGATTTGAGCCATAGCCATATCATTTTCTGTTTGTTGTTCCATTAAAAATTGTTGATATAATTTTGATTTATCAAGTTTAGATAACTGTTCTTGTATCATTTCGTCATGTTCTAGATTTTCTATATCACGAACTATAGACATATTTTCAGTTGCACTATAATCTTGGAATATTTCTTCTGCTTCATCTTCAGCAGTTCTTAAAGTAGGAATAGAAATATGCCAGTTTTCTCTTACATTCTTTCCATAATATAATGGATAAATTGCATATAAGAATGAGAATAATCCATCATCATGACTATTAGCAGAGTGGTCTATTTTACCAGTCTTCTTTAATTCAAGATTCTTTAATTCTTCATATAATATAGGAGAAATAAACTTATCATAATGGTCTCTTACTCTATCAGTAAGCAAGTCCATAAGTCTTTCTCTTACTAATTGAGTATTGTCTACACCATATACTTTTGTCATTTGTTTACGTTTACTAGACCTCACTCCATCTAGTCGTTCTTCAATAGTACGTTCTTTTATTTCATAATACAGATTATTTCTAATCTTAGATTTCATTAATTGAGCAAGAGTGCCAGTACCAACACCATTACGCTCAATTGTAACAAGAGAATTAGGAAGATAATTCATTACAAGACTATAAATTACATTTCCTAAATCTACAGGATTAATATAGTTACAGTTAAAATCTGCTACAAGTTTAGTAGTTTCAGAATCAACTACAGATATAGCAGATGAGTCTTTAGAATAACCAGCTGCTACGTCGACACCAATTAATGTCTTATCTCTAGGACTTATCTCTTTATAAATATTAAATAAATAATTATTGATATATACTTGTTTAATAGGATTACGAACAAAACGTTGAACGTTTCTTAATTCATCTTGAGTAAATGGACAGTTCTCAGAACTTGTAGCCCATTCAAGTAAGAATTCACGACGAATATCAACCCATTTCTGGTTCTGTTCTTTGATTCTTTCTTTAAGCCAATCTTCACTATATCCAAGTTGCTGATATGTAGTCCTGATATATACAAATATAGATTTCTCATTGGCATTGAGTGTATCAGTTAATTGCTTTAATGAGAAGTCATACCATAATTCAGAGAATGGTGTCATCTTATTTTTAAGGTCATACATATACTGCCCTTCTTCTGTTGTCAAGAATCCAGGTGTAGATGTTAGACATAAGCCATGAGGAGCACCATTTTGTCTACAGTTTTTAAAAGCTGTTGTAAGAGCTGGCATACCATTCTGTAGAGACTCTTCTAAGAATTGGAAGAACGCAGACTCATCAATCCAACAGTTTGTTACTGTACGACCACGAAGTAATGATATAGCTGCTGTACGGTTTCTAGCCATAGGAAGAGCTTCAATTTTATTAAAGTTAATCTTATGCTGTAAATATTGTACAGTATTGGTAGCTTTAAGTTTCTTACCATCAATACCAAAAGCTTGGTCAAATCTTAAATAAGATGGTAATGCTTTGATAATATTCTTAAGGTCATTTAAGTTACGTTTAGCATCATCATGTTTTTTATTTAAGAATATCATGTTAGCATTACGTGAACCAAAATTATATACCCATGAATACCAAACTTCAGTACCAACAGTTTTACCTGTCTGACGAGGTTGTTCTTCATATATATTTAAATTTAGAGTAAAACAGAAATTAAGTGCTAAGTTTCCTCTATCTAATTTATACCTTACATAAGGACCACCCTGACTCTGTACTCTAACAACTTCTCTTACATAATACCAAAAGTTTCTTTGACATTCTAAGAATATCTTTTGTTTCATATAAGTAGGAAGTGACATATCATATGGGTCAACTCCAGCTAAATCCTTATCATATAACAATAGATGAAACTTATTATTCTTTATTCCTCTGGCTTTAAGATAATAATGCATTTCCAAAAATGATTTATTCTCAGTATTCATTTGATAAAATACTGTTACATAATTTCCATTGGCATCACATCTACTATCTTGCTGAACAGTTGCATTTGACTTGTTAAAGAAGTTACCAACCAAAGGAACATAGCGTTTTGCACTAACTTTATTATCTGGGATTGGATTCATTTTTCCTAGATAGTCTGGTATATTATAACTGACATCTTTATTATTAGCATTATCGTCAATTAATGTAACACCAGTATCAACAATTTCTATCGACATATAATCTTCTCCTTTCTATAAGACTTTTATTAATAAGTTGCCGTAATCGAAGGCAACAGGTTGTTATAAATTAACATAAGCTAAACAATTTAATAAAAATATTATGGCTAAATGCCAGGAGGTAATTTAAATGACTACTAATAACAACAACCAGAATCAGAATGCTAATAACGAGGTTTTCACCCCATCAACTCGTTCAGCTTACAGATTTTTTAACTCAGCGTCTTCAGTTGATAACACATCTCTCAGCTTTACTTACTGGAATTCTCTTCTTAAGATTACAATGAATCCTATCATTGTACAGGAAGGTTCAGCAAATAAGGTTGATACAAACAACCATATTGACATCTATCTCTCACCATCTAAAGCTCAGATGTTTCTTCACTGCATCAGACTCTTCAGACAGAACCCAGATGCTTATCAGAATATCGGTGTTAATACAAACAAAGGCATCATCTTTATTGCAAATGGTGAAAAGATGTATGGTAAGAAAGGCACATTCATCGTAATCAATCTTATCAATAATGAAAACGGTGCAAAAGAAGGAGAAGCTGCATACGAAATCAATTCAGATGTATATGCAATTTCAAACTACGCTGGTGGTAACAACTTCGACAAGTATTTCGATTATTCTCAGGATATCGAACTTGACATGATTGAAACTCTTCTCAGCAGTTTTATTGAAGCTTATACAAATGCTGTAGCATCTTCTATTCTTGAAGCTAATAAATTCAATGACAATCGTTTATTCAGCTTTATCAAGGATGCAAGAGAAAAACTTGGTATTCCTAAGGGAGATTCCAATGGAAGTGGAAAATTTAATAAGTCAAGTTGGTTTAACAACAACGGTGGAAATAGTTCTGTTTCTTCAGAAAGTCCAAAAACCAACAGTGCTGAATATGAAGATGTAATGAACGATATTGCTTCAATTATGGATTAACAATTTGAGGGGGATGATTATTCATCCCTCTCTTTTGAAAGGAATGATGGATAGTGAATCATTATTATTTGGAACGAGAAATTTTATTTAAAGGTAAATCACCTTATTGTAATAATTGGTATTATGGAAGTCTTGTAAAATCTACAGTATCTAAAAAGTTATTTATTTCTAACGCTGAAGCATTCCCTGCAGAAGTTATTCC